ATACTAATTATAAGACAATTCCGTACTTGATTAACAGACGATTAAATATTATATATTTATACCATATACCCCCTACCCACTTTATTCGTACAACGAAAGTTTTCGTACCCTTGTGCCTCTCATATTTTTGATATAAAACATTGTTTTCACAAATTTTAATATTTGGTATATATGTTGTAGCTTTGAACATTACCTCATTAGCTCAATAGGTCAAGAGCCTCCTATTATGGGAGAGTGTATTGGTTCGAGTCCAATATGGGGTACAAAGGTTTGACCATTTAAAGCTATTGGATTGAATCGGTAGTGTCCTTGAAGATGGTATCATAGTTAGGTTGCGGAATGGTAGACGCTAGTCAAATGTAATACTATAGCAAAAGCGTTTGATGAACAATTTGTGCAGGTTCGATTCCTGCCCTAACTGCAAATTGATGTTATGAGAGATACAATTGGTAAGAGGATATATAGATGCAAGTGTGGTACTTGTCTGGAGGAGTATGTCTGGAGCAGTGAGATAAGGGAGAAGGAGTTTGAGTGTCCAAAGTGTGGCAAGTCACTTGGGTTTAATAACATCAAGGTAGACAAGGTAGTCAGTATTGTTTCGATTAGAACGCCAACCAAAAACCGATAATATGAACGCAGAGTTTAAGGACATAACTAAGGAGGCATTTATCATTGCTTACCGAGAAAATTTTGGAAATATTACTATAGCTTGTCAAGCGTGTGGTATTAGCAGAACAATGTATCAAGGATGGATGAAGAATGATATGGAGTTTAAAAAGACCTTGGCTGAAATAGAACCAGAGGAGATTATGTTGGATTGGGGGGAGCACAAATTGATGGAGAGGATTAGTAAGGGAGATACCCTGGCTACGATGTTTCTGCTAAAGACTAAGGGCAAGAGAAGAGGTTACATTGAAAAGACTGAGGTCCAACATGAAGGCGATGTGGTCAAGCAGATAACGGTCAATGTTGTCAAACCAGCAGAATTGCCTAACTTGCAGAAGCAACTTGATGGAGATGAGAATATAATAAATTTCGATACTCAGAAAGATAACAGCTTTACTGTTCCAGCCACATTGGCTAGTGAGATACCAGAGATTCCGTTATATGACCATGATAAAGGCGAGTTGCTTGATATGAATGACCAGGATGAGTACGAAGAGTAGTTATCGCTCAAATAAAGTTGCTTTATAGTGCAACTTGAGCCGTAAATGAACGATAAACGGCTCATTACTGATTGATAAAGTTTTCTATTGGTAAACTTGTAACCAAAATGGGAACTATATTTCTAATCTGCATGAATTTTACAGAATATTCATGCAATAGTTTACAAATTAGAAATATATGTCCAGTTTTTGATACTAAAAACATGACATTTGCCAAAGTCGGTAATTATTTTCAGCCAAAGTCCGAATTAGTGTCACAAATTTTCCATTATCTGTGACATAGTTAGGGTTAATTCGGTTATATCTTGTAACATATAAAGAGCAGATTTGTTACGAAATAGTTGCAAATCAATATAAATGGTAGTAATACTACTCTATTATCAAAAAATGTAAACTGTTCAAGTTTTGATAGTGTTCACGAACCATGAACAAGCATAATAAGTGAACAACTAAACTGTTGTATAAAATGCAACGATTGAAATTATAAAATATTGTTGTACCAAAATTATAATCTTGTACGTATAATAGCCGTACAGTTGTTATACTTTTATGTATTAAAGTAACATAAATACACTTATTCGTACGATAAAGTGTCATAAAACGCACAAATGCACATCATATTGTGCAATTAATGACACATTATGCCATCATTAGTGTCAAATAATGCACTTTATGGTGCATATATCCTACGTTGTTATAAAACCAAAAAGTACTAACTTCGTTTTACCAATCCAGATTTTTTAATTTTTTCCCATGTCCTATGAACGTAACTACCAACATCGTTTTCGAGATACTACAAAACAGCCAAAAGAAAATATCTGTTATGCAAGGCGGAACAAGGTCTGGCAAAACATACAATGTCTTGACCTGGTTTATAGTCAAACTGTTGCAAGAAAAGGGAAAAACGCTGACTATCTGCCGTTCCTCGCTGCCGTCTATCAAAGGCTCCGTAATGAGAGACTTTGTAGAGATACTGTCGAAATATGGTTTATACTCCGAGGAAAAACACAACAAGTCAGAAAATCTTTACTTCTTAGGGGGAAACGTAGTAGAGTTCGTATCTACCGACCAACCTCAAAAGATAAGGGGTCGAAAAAGGAATTACTTATTTATAAACGAGGCTAACGAAGTTAACTACGAATCTTGGATGCAGTTAGCATTAAGTACCACAGAAAAGATAGTTATTGACTATAATCCATCAGATTACTATTCTTGGATATATGATAAGGTGGTTACTAGGGAAGATGCTGATTTTACCATCACAACCTATAAAGACAATCCATTCCTTGAGAAGTCATTGGTTGAAGAGATTGAAAGATTGAAGGATGCCGACCATGAATATTGGAGAGTTTACGGTTTAGGTGAAAGAGCAATATCAGAAGCAACTATTTATACCCATTGGAAACGCAGACGAAACTTCCCAGAAGGAGGGGAAATATTTTATGGACTGGATTTTGGCTACAACAATCAAACCGCACTGGTACGTATCAAACACTTCGACAATGAGATTTTCGTGGAACAACTTATCTACGAAACTAAAATGTCCACTTCGTTACTTATCGATAGGTTAAAGGCATTTGGCTTTGACAAGCGAACTGAGATATTCGCAGATGCCGCTGAGCCCAAGACTATCGCTGAGGTTAATAAGGCAGGGTTGAGCCTTAAACTGGCCATTAAAGATGTTTTTGCTGGTATCAACAAGGTAAAGTCGTTCCCATTGATAATTAAAAGCGATTCCTTAGATTTGTTAGATGAAGTAAAGAACTATAAGTGGAAAACAGATAACGATGGCAACACGTTAGATGAACCAGTTAAGTTTAGAGACCATTTGATGGATGCCATGAGGTATGCCATATATACTAAATTTGCCAAACCGAAAAGAGGTTGGGTGGTATAGGTTAAAAATTTGTTACTTTTGTAAAAATATCATATAGCGTGAAATTAACTGACATATTCGGTAGTCTTAATCCTTTTCAACAAAAGGCAAAAGCTCCCAATGGGATGATACAAGTCACAAGTCCATTTTCGGATTTTGCTGGACTACTTGCTGGAAGGACTTTGTACCCAGAACTAAATCAAAGAAAATTTGTAAACGATTACGATAACAATAGCGAGGTGTATGCTATTATCAAACGTATATCTAAAACTGTATCAAGTGTTCCATTTTACGTTTACAAGGTAAAAGATAAGAAAGCACTTACACGTTATGCAGCACTCACTAAAAACTCAACAACTACTCAAGACTTGGCCAAGGCTGAATTAATTAGAGTTAAAGCTGTTGATGAGATTGCTGACTCCCCATTAAACAGTCTATTAGAAAAACCTAACGAATATCAATCACTTTCTGAATTCATTGAAAGCGTTATTGGTTATAAACTTATTTGCGGCAATTCTTTTGTATGGGCTAACCGATTAGAAAACGGTAAGGTTCAAGAATTAGTCGTACTCCCTCCGCAATACGTTGCCATCATTTCTGATGGAACAATCAATGGGGTTGAAGGTTATTCTTTTACACTTGTCGGATGGGATTTCTTAGATGCGAAAGACGTAATCCATCTAAAATACTTCAACCCTTACTTTGACACTAATGGTTCACAACTATACGGACTTTCTCCTTTACAAGCAGCTTACAGAACTGTACAACGTAGCAATGACGCAAAAGATACATCTGTTGGTATGTTGCAGAACCAAGGACCTAAAGGCATATTGTATGCTGATGAGTCTAATAACTTTGGGCAAGAAGAAGCAGGAAAATTAAAAGAAGATTTCTACAATCAGTACGGAACTAAGACTCAAGGTCAAATAGTTCAGAACGCTGGTAAGATTTTAATTGCTGGTGCGAAATTAGGTTGGGTTAATATGGGATTATCTC